AATCGCTGATCGACTTCTGCATCTCGCCAGCGCGCTTCTGGATCTGCCCGCTGAACTGCTTGACCTCGTTCTCGCTCATCCCGTACGGGTCGATGCGGATGTCGCCCATCAGCGCGGACAGCATCTCGCTGCGCCCCAGCTTGGTCGTCAGGTCCGCCGACTTGATGCGGATCATGTCGTTCTGACCCTGCACCGCCTGCAACTGGTTCGACACCTCGGGCAGCAAGTCGCGCAGAACGTCGAACGCCGACTTCTGGAGCTTGCCTTCCGCTGTCGCCGCCTCGTCAATCGCAGCCAGCCGCGAGCGCAGCGTCTCGCTGTTGATGAAGACCTCCTCGACAGCCTGCCCCTGAACCGACTCTTGGAACTGCCGCGCAAGTTCAGGGTTCCGCTCCGTCAGCCGGCTGTCGTTGGTGCCCTGCACCATGGCCTTCAGCACTTGCGTGTCGATGTTGGCCTGCTCGGCGCGCTTCATGTCGGTCACGAAGTTGGCCATGGGGCCGGGCAGGCCCAGGACCATCATGCTCAGGACGGTCTTGCTGGCGATCTCACCAATGCGGTCGTACATCTGCTGGCGGCCCTGCGGCGTCGCCATGAGTTGGTCGAGTTCGGGGCGGCTGAACGCCTTGGCAGCCTCGCCGCCAGCGATCTGGGTGATCTCTTGGAACACCTCGGTGCCGACCTCCGCACCGACGCCCTTCAGGTAGGCCATGGCAGCCTGCCCAAGGCTGGTGGTTGCCGTCTGCGGCTTGAACACCTTGGGCATGACCTTTCTGCCGAGCTTGCCGCCCAACTGCTGGAACGGCTTCAGGGCATACTTGCCGAGCACGGTTTCCGCCGCACCGTTGATGATGCCCACGCCGAGGGCTGCCGTACGGGCTTCCTCCTCGCCGTACCCGCTTTCGAGGTAGTCCAAGTAGGCGTTGCCGCCCTCGATAGCCGCCGTTTGGGCACCAGAGGCCAGCAGGAAGGCCGTGGGGGCCGAAACGATCGCCAAGGGCGGAGCGACAGCCGCCACCGCCGAAGCCGTCCCAGCAGCCGCCAGGGACGCCGGCAGGGTCTTGCTCATCTGGCCTACGACCTCCGCCGTGCCTCCGCCCATGCCGTACAGCAAGCCGCTCATCTCGGGCAGGCGGGGAGCCTTCTTCATCTCCTCCAGCCGGTCGAGGTCCGCCTGCGTAGACCAGCCCATGGCGATGCGGGTGCCGATCTCGCCGCGCTCAACCATCATGCGGCCACGGCTGTAGTTCTCCCCGACCCACTGCCAGAAGCCTTCGATCCGCTGGAGGTTTTCGAGGTCGTCGTACGCTTGCGCGGCGAAGTCGTACTGCCGCATCTGCGCCGACAACTGGGGGTACTTCTGGTCGAAGGCCAGAGCCTCCGCCTGCCGCTGCTTGGCAAGCTGCTCCGCGACCTTCCAGTCTTGGTCGGGGTTGTTGGGGTCGAGGCCCAACTGCTGCGAGACGGCGACCTTCTTCGCGTACAGTTGGGGGTCTTGCGACACCGCCGTACGGAAGTTCTGTAGCTGCTGCGACTTCTCGGCCTCGCGTTCAGCGATCCACCGCTGCGCCAGCAACTGCCCGCCTGTTGGCTGCTGGATGGCGGGGACCGCCTCCAACGCAGGCGGCGGCTGCACGACAGGCTGCGGCGCGGGCTTCGGGTCTTGGATGTCGGACGCGAGCGTGTCGGGAACTTCCATGCTGATTCAGATTACCGCGACTTGCGTTGGGCCTGGAGTTGTTCTGCGAGCCTTTTGGCTCCAGCGGTCTGGTTGACCTGATGCTGCTTTTTCAGCACCTCAATCGTCTTCTCGTTAGCGAGCTTGTTGATGAGTCTCTGAACAGCGCGAGACTCTTCCTTGGCGGCCAGTTCTTCCTCAAACTGCTGGCGCGGTATTGCAGGAAGCATCATGCCCGGCATGAACGACGGGCCAGCCGGAGTTGAAGCCGCAAGAATCGCTTGCTCCATGCGCTTGCGCGCCTCGGCCTCTGCGCCAGGATTCGACCAGTCAACCGATCCGAACACGTTGGTTTCCTTGGCGATGGCCATGAACTCTTCGATGTTGTTCATGGCATCCTCCGCCTTGACCTTCTCGCCGGGAGGCAAATAGCTCCTCACCCACGAAGGGAGGTCGATCCGAGTCTGATCCAGCCCGCCGCGCACCTGATTCAGGCCGATGCGCCGCTTCATGGCATCCTGCTCGTTGAGCTTCTTGGTCTGGTCGCCGCGAGCGATCTCGGCTTGCAGGTAAGTGCGGATCAGCGGATCAAGGCCCTCGGGCGGCTTGGTGATGTCGTTCCAGCTACCATCGGAGGATTGAGCGCGCTGAAGCACTTCCTCCAGCATGGTTGCCTTCTCAAGCAACTTGGGGTCATCTTGAACCGCGAGTTCTCCGTTAGGCAGCCGCTTGATCTTCAGCGCAGCGATGGCGTCCGCAACGTCTTGCTGCGCCTGCGTCCGAAGCTCGGGCTTGTTGTACCAGTCGCCAAGCGTCACGCGAACCGTGTTGCCTTGACCATCGCTCTCTTGGAACGTGATCCGCTGCTTGTCGGCATCGGACATGTTCGGCCACGAGATTTGTAGCTGGATAGGGTCGATCTGCTGCTCGCCAAGCGACGGCGCGAACGTGACCTTCGCCTTGGCCGAGGCGGCGTAGTCCGTCACCCACTTGCGCTGCGCATCGCGGTCATCGCCGGAGACGCCAGCCGCGTTCATCTTGGATTCCAACTCGATCTGCGTGTTCAGCCACCGCTGACCGGCGGCGCGCTGCTCGTCGTTGGCTTTTTCAGCAAACCACGCACGGTCGTACGGCTGACCAAACACCTTCTCGACCAGCGATTGGTTGAAGTCCTGATCCGAGGTCAGCTTGACCAGATCCACGCGCTTCCTTCCGCTCGGGCCGACCTGCAAGTTGTTGGCCTTGACGTACAGGTTCTCCAGCCGATCCAAGCTGCCGTTGCTGAGTGTCTTGCCTGCTTGGGCGCGAAGAGCACTCCACTGAACTCCGACGATCTGCTGCGGGTTCGCTTCGATGCCACTCAACCAATCCAAGCCGTCCTGCGTGTCGATGCGGCCCTTCGCCGCATGGAACTCCTGCGCGTCGCGGAGCATGTTCTCCGTGTTCAGGCTGTCCACCAGCAGCGGGTTGCTCGACAGCCACGAGGTCCAGTCTTCGCCACGCTGGATCGAGCCAGCTAGGGACCGCTCGTACTCGTCTCGCAAGCGGTTTCGCGTGTCGTCCTTCGCCGCCTTGTCGAGGCCGTAGGCCGCCTGCAACTTCTGCGCGGTGGCGTTGTAGGTCACGCCGTCGATGTCGCCGATCTGGCGAAGTTGATCCAGCATCTGCATCTGGTTGCCAAGGCCCTCGCTGTACCCGCGAAGCTCCCGCGACAGCATGAACGCATCGTCGTCCACATCCATCGTCCGCAGTTGCTGCTCGACCTTGGAACGGTTCTCTGGGCTGACGCTCTGGCCGTTCTGCTTCCAGTACTCACGCGCCATCTGCCGCGACTGCGGATCTTGGTTCTCCACCATCGAGAGCATGGCCGTGACATGCAGGTTGTCCTCCGCCGAGTCGCGCATCAGGCGGAACTGCTCGCTGTCCTCGGGGATGCCTTGAGCGCGAGCAAGTACCTGCACTTGCCGCATGGTGTCCTTGTAGATCGGGTTGTCGCTGACGGCACCCTGCGGGATCGTCCCGGCAGCCGTGTACTGCTGCGCGAAGTCCTTGAAGTTCGCCTTCAGCGCAGCCGACGCTTCGCCCAACTCGTAGGCAGTCGCCTGCCCTTGGTAGTGGTCGTCAACGTAGGTCGTGAACTGCGAGGAGCGGAATGTGGCTCGCTCCGAGAACAACTCGCGCTGCCACTGGTTGTCCAAGCCGCCCGCAAGCTCCTTGCGCTTCTGCTCCAGATCCTGCAAGAACTTGTCACGCGACTGCACGGCGTCCTTGCCGCGCATGTTGCGGTACTGGCTCAACGCCGCCCGCGTGAACTCGCTGAACTCCGTGTCGGCGGAGCGCGCCTTGGAGTCGTTGATCCGGTCAGCCAGCCGCATGACGCCCGCGCCAGCCTGCTCGACGCCTTGGCCTAGCTGCTGAAGCTGCTGCCCCATGAAGTTTTGGGCAGGCGAAACCTGCGTGGCCTGGAACTGCGGCATGGCCCCGGCTTGGAGGCCAACGGAGGGAGTCGGTACGCGAGGCATTTCAGGAGTTCCGGCGGTTCATGGTCTGGTACTGACCGTAGACGGTGGCAGCTTGGCCTGCGGTGCCCAGCAACTGCGCCCCAGCCCCGATTGCAGGCTGGATCGTTCGGCGGGTGGCTCGGAGGTTGCCCGCCTGCACTCGGCCCATGAGGCCCTGCTGGCGTTCGTTCACGGCCTGCCGGCGGAGAGCCTGCGACTGCCGCAAGGCGTTGGAGTCGATGGCGGCGAGGTCTAGCTTCTTGACTAGCTCTTGGCTGGCCAGCACCTCGGCAGCCGAGCCTTCGCCAGCCGTCAGGCCGCGAGCCGCCTGCACAGTCCGCGTGGCCTCCTTCTCTTGGCCAGCACGCATCGCGTACATGACCGCCTCACGCTGCCCCGCCTTGATCGCGTACTGCGCGTCATCCTCCGCCTGACGGGCGTTCATGTCCGAAATCCGCGCCGCGTACTCGGCTGCGCTGGCCTGCGACTTCAACTGCATCCGCTGGCTTTCGGCTTGGTAGTAGGCACCGATCGCGCTCATCACGCCGCCGGTCACCATGCCAACGGCTCCAAGCGTCGTCAGATCCGCGCCACCAGACGAAGCAGCCGTCGTAGACGCAGCAGCAGGCGTCCCTTGGTTAGGGAACACATAGCCCGAGGCATACGGCCCAGGCTGCGACGAAGGCGCAAAGACCGCTCCAGACGATCCGCTGGACAAGTTGACGTAGTTCGTAGTGACTGGCATGGCTAGCTACCTACAGCGACTTCGATGACGATGCCGTTGACGGTCAGCCCCGAAGGGTTGGACTGCCGCACCAAGATCGACCCGTCTTGGCTCCACGCTGGCAGAAGCGTGACTTGACGTTCAAGGGATGTTTCCGTCGTTGGCAACTCGCCCTCTTGCACAAGCTCCGATTCGCTCGGGCCAACGCTGTAGTACGCATCCTCCTTGGCGATGCGGAGCCAAGCCTTGTTGACGTTCTTCGTGCGGCCCTGACCGAGGCCGTCGATCTGCATGGCGATCGGAAGCGTCTCCAGTTCCGATTTGTACGGGATGCCGACCATCACGCGAGTCGCGTAGGTCAAAAGCACCAGCACACCAGAGGCATCGACTTGCTGCCCAAGGTACGGGATGCCGTCCGCAACAACGTCCACGGTCCTGCCGGCCAAGTTGGTGGCTCCCGAAAACGTGGCTCGCGCCCAAGCCCATGTGGCAATGGCGACGTTGCGCATGGCCGCAGGCAGAGCTTGCAGAAGTCGCACCCGCGCCTGCGAGCTTGAGATGCGCTGCACAACCTGCCCACGGTACGACTGGTCGCCGCTGCGGAACTCCAGCACATCGTTGAGGTCGGAGTTCAAGAACACAGAGCCGATCAGGCTGTCCGTCACGGTGACGAGCGCACCTTCGTTCCAGCCGCCGTTCTCAAACTCGGTGACGATCAACTGGCGGCCACCCGTATGCGTTCCGTCGTAGTCCAAGCTGCTGTCCAAGTAGCGGCTGGAGTCGCCAGTCGCCAGCACATCAGTTAGCCGCTCGATGTAGCGACAGGTAACCCCGTTGGTCTGCCTGCGGACAACGCAGTACATGCTATCCACCTGTCCCTCTTGGATGCAGGCGACCGACTCAAACACGCCGTCCGTGTCGTGTTGGTGCCACGCGGTGATTTCCTCTTCTGGAGCGTAGGTCAGTCCAAGCAGGCCGCCGGACGAACTGACGAACCATGCGATAGACAGCGGCGACCGCATCAATGCCAAGTCGGCAAGCGTCTTGTCGTCAAACAGGTGCAGAGCACGCAGGCTCAGATCCGCTGTCGTGTAACCCTGCGCGTTAAAGTTAAACGCGAGTTGATGCACATGCCCGCCGCGAGCCGCGCAGAACAGCAGGGCGTTGCTGACAAGAGCAGGCGTCACGAAGCTAGAGCCGATGTAGGACTGAGGCCGCACAGCCACCGTAGACGGAGTAACCGCTTCGCTGTTGATCGCGGTGACTCGCCACTCGCCTTGATCGGTCAGCAGCAGCAACTCTCCTGCGTTGACGATGTGCCTGATTTTGTGGTTCTCGCGTGCGCGGATGGACAACGAGATGCGGTCGCTGTCCTTGATCGGGATGCTGAAGCTAAGGTCTTGGTCAGTGTTGCTCCGCGTCATCCACAGCTTGTTCGCGGCCTTGTTCGTGTTGGCCAAGACCTTGCGCTGCTCAAAGTAGCCGACAGCGGACGCGTAGTTGTCCGCAGTTTGCGTAAGCGTCGTGTCCAAGATCGGGACCGTCTTGCTGACATCCGGCGTGATGTTGTCGTCGCGGAACGTAACGCTGGCCGCCGTGTCGGTCTGCCCGATCCAACCGAACAACCCGTTGGTGCGCTTGTAGATGTTGTAGCGACGGATGGGCGAGCCGCCGACAGGGTTGGGAACCTGCGTCCAAGTGAGCACGTTGTACGTCTCGCGGGCGTACAGGTTGTTCTCGACGCTGACTTGCGCGCTGGGCTGGCTCTCAACCCCTTCCTCGTCCACAGCCGTCACGACGTAGGTGTTGGTGCTCTGGCTGTCGTCAGGCCACAACTCAAACAACAAAGGTGGGTTGATCGTTGATGCAGCAGGAACGTCAAGAATCTCTCCGACGCCAAGACCAGCCAGCCCCAGATTGGTCTGGCTGTTGGCTTTGATCTCGAAACAGTCTGTTTGCGGAGAGCTATTTATGCGAGTGATCTTGGCGATCGTGAACACTTGGTTCTGAACTCGCGCGTGCAAATTAGCCGGCGTGCCTGAGTTGGAGCCTGTAAAGCACTTAACGGTGTCGCCAGGGACGAACGGGTACGTCTCAGCATTTGCGCTCGCGTTAGCAAACGACCTTGGCGATGTGGCTCCGCCGAACTGCCCAACTTGCTCGATTCGGTATCGGATCGCTCCGAACGGTGTGGCAGCCAGTCCCGTCGGAGCGGCCATCGGTGGCGTATACGACGCATACTCCCACGACCACTGAAGGTCCGTAGTGCGCTTCAGGATCAGCGTTGGGCGGCTCCGGTGCGTGATCGTCAGAACGTTGAGATCTTGCGCGTAGGTCAACTCCATCAACTCGGAGTCGCTGTAGTTGTTGTTGTGCGCAAGTCCGGACGCTGGCGCAACAAGTGCCCACACCGTTGGGGAGTTGACGTTGATTCCGTAGTTGACCCAGTTGTCAGTGGACGAGCTAGACGAAAACGTCGCAGAGTTGGTTTGGTAATAGTTTGCCAGTCCTTCGTCAAAGCGAAGCGAGCCTTGCGCGTAGTACGCCGCCACCGTGAAGTTGTTGGTGCCTGCGCTGCTGTAGCTGTTAATGGACGATCCGCCGGCAGTCTCCTTCAGCTTGAACGTCGTGCTCGACAGCTTATCAATGTAGTACAGCGAGTTGACGCCAATAAATGACGCCGGAGTGACAGCCTTGAAGATGGTCAGGTTGCTGGTTGCCCATGTGGGCTGGGTGCCGGTGTACGCAGGGCTGACTTGGCTTCCTACGCGATAGCGAAACTCTGTGCTGCTGATTACATCAACATAGAACCAGCGCAGGCTGCTGCCGCTTTCGCGCATGATGACGGCATCGTTTGACCGAAGCCCATGCGGAGCCGTGGTCGTAAAACTGCTGCCTTTAGCATTCCATTGCCACTCTCCGACGTTGGCGATCAATGACACCTGCGCAGGCCCCTGCGAAACATCTGTGTACAGCGCGCCGACGTTTGCCGCTGTCAGACCGTAGATCGTTATTTGCGCGTCGTTCGGCAGGTTGTCAAGGTTGCCCGTTGTGAGGGTCCAGACTCCTGTAGAAGTGTTGACGGTGCAGGCTCGTGCAACGAAGTAGTTTTCCGCCGTCAGAGCGATCTGCGCTCCGTTTCGGTAGAACCGGACATGGTTCTGCGTCAACTCCAGCATCATGTGCGGAGTGCTGAAAAACGGGATCATGCGCGACTTTAGCGAGTTGCTACGCGCATCGTCAACGTACTGAAGCCCCGGACGCCGCTTCGCCGCGCCCTGCGGCTTGATGTACATGTTGCGGCACTTGCGAAGGCCAGACTGATGCGCCTTCTGGTCGAACCGACCGTACATCTCCTCGCTGACTTCGCCAGCGTTGAACGACAGTTGCAGGGCTTTGGTGTTCGGCATGACTAGCGAATGCTGATCCAGCTAGGGGTGTGCGAGGGCTTGATCTCGGCCTGCGTGGTCTTGTCGTGCGACGATGCCTGCATCATGTAGGCGGTCGCCATCTGAGCGCACCGCTTGGACTCGGCGGCCCCGACATCGCCCTTGATGATCGGGCCAGCCAGCATCGAAGAGAGGTGCCACGACAAAGCGATCGTGAACAGCGTGCTGAACAGCGTCGTGTCCACGATCTTCGCGTTGTAGCGGATGACCGCCTCCTCTTGGTTGGTGTAGAGGATGCGGTTCCCGTGGATGTCCGACTCGACTACGAACTTCTGCGGGATCAGCCTGCCGTTCACCACCCAATCGTCGGCGGCGTCGGGAGGCATCACCGCCAAGATGCCGCTGGCTTCCGCCGGCACCTCGTAGGCGTGCTCCCATTCCGAGCGCGGGTTGTCCGTCTCGACAAGAGCCTTGCGCTTCAGCGCGAACGACCAGCTACCCATCTCCAGCAGGGTGTCGCGGGCCAGCGGGTAGAAGCGAGCGCACAAGGCCGCCTGCGCCGAGCCGTCCGGCGGGTCGATGCTTGTGACCTTAGCCGTCTCCCCGATGTTGGCGAGAGCCAAGTTGCAGATGTCCACCTCGCTGGTGCCCATGCGCTGCACGGCAATCCACGCTTCGTAGAACCTCTGACCCAGCGTGTTCATGCCGGCACCCGTGTAGTGGATGCCGTCGAACATGACGGGGAGGTCGCTCGTCTCAATCGCACGCGAGTAGGGGTCAGCGTCCGTCATCTTGGTGATGGCGGCGTTGACCGTATCGGCGTAGGTCCACAGCACGTTCGGGCGCACCTTGGACGCCAGCCACGGAATCTTGTGCGGGCTGACGCTGGCAAGACCACGGTCCACGATGGCCTGCCGGATGACCTGACGCAGCTTGGTGCAGTTGGCGTAGTAGCGGCTGGCCCGGCTCTCCGAGGTGGCGTCTTCTTCGCCCTGCGCCCAGAAGATGCCTACGCACTCGCCAGTGTCGCCCTGCAAGGCGAACGCGGTCTTGGCGGCGTCGAGGACATCCAGCAATCGCCCAAAGCAGTTGTTCTGGTCGCCCGGTGCCCAACTGGTCTGCTGGTCGGGGTCGTACCAGCCGTAGCCCGTCGCGCCCAGAGCGGTCGTCTCCCGCTGCGCCAACCCGCTGCCGCTAAAGCCAAGCGGGATGACATGCATGGCTTCGCCAAGGTACTCATGCATCCGCAGGGCAAGGCCAACGTAGTGCCCCTGCTTCGGCTGGATGCCCAGCGACGGCCCTTGGAACGGCTGGTACATGCCCGCCACGGGCGTGTAGTGGTTCGGGTAGTTGAACCCAGGCGGGTACGGGTTGCGCTTGTCCTTCTGGTGCTGCAACGCCAAGAACCCGGTCGATGCGGTGTAAGCACTTGAACCCGTGATGGGCGTGCCGCCGTAGGTCGCGGTCAGGTTGTAGGTGCCAAGCGTCCCAGTGGGCTGCAAGAAGTACGAACGACCGTAGACGATCTCCAGCGGGGTGCTGGTGCTGATGATGTCGAACACATCGTTGGTCGCCGGAGCCGAGCCGAACGGCGTGGCAAGCTGCGCTACCGTGCCTGACGCCGTGAGAATCTGCCGGTACTGGCCAGCGAGCGCGCCGGTTCGGAACAGCACGACCTGATCAGGGCCGTAAGGGCCTCCCACCAAGGTGGCGCAGTTGATGACGCTTGCGGTCGATCCCGCCGCGACCGTGCTGTTGGTCGATGCCGCTCTGCCGCTTCCGAAGATCGCTGCCTGCGTGTTGGCAGCAAGGATGTCGGTCAGGAACGTGACGGTGATCGGCTGGCCCGCTCCAGCGCACGCGCAAGTAGTCCCAACGGGCTGCGTGCCCTCGGCCTCGCCCTCAAACGGCGACCACGGCAGCCACAAGGCGAACTTGTTGAACGGCGTGCTCTGGCCGCTGACGGTAGGCGGCTGGATCGAATAGGCGTCGCCTGCCACCGTGTTGTTCGTGAACGCAGGGCTGACCTCCAGCACGAACTTGCCAGTCGTTGCGTCGTAGTAGACATCCCCACAGGATCGCGTCTGGTTGGCGTTGTTGCCCGTGAGCGGGGTTATCGTCAGGCCAGTCAGCGACCCACGAGCTTGGTAGGCTCGCTCGGCAAAAGCCCTGTGGTAGCTGTTGGCTGCCGTCAACAGGTCTTGCCCAGCCACTTGCGTCATGGTGATCGGCAGGCTGCCGACCGAACCGATGGTGACACCTTGCAGCGTGATGCGCCGCTCCGCCGTTGGCTCGTTGGTTGTGCTCGACAAGCCGGAGATGGTGTAGGTCGTGTTGGCGGTGATGCCTGACGGCAGGCTCGCACCAGAGAACTGCACCTTGTCACCGATCGTTACGAAATGCCCTTCATCCAACGTGATGTGGTCCGTAGCTCCTGCGGCAACGCTTGCCACCGCCGTCGTGGTCGGGCGGCGCAGGTAGAACATCGTTTCGGTGTCTTGGACGGTCAGCACGCTGTTCGTTGCAGCCGATGCCGAAGTCACCTGAACGAACGTCGGGTAAGGCGTCCTACTCAGTTGAATGTTCTGCTCCAGCGAAGTAGTGAGCGTCACGCGAACGTAGTAGTCCACGCCAGCTAAGAAGCTACCAGTAGACGACTCAAACCGAATGCGGTCGTTGTCCGCCAACCCAGAGTTGAGGAACACATCGGCCCCGGTCGATTGAACCGTCAGCGTGCTTGTGCCAGCACTGTATCCAGTCACGGTTGCCGAGATCGGTCTGCACTTCTTGGCAACGATGTAGTCTCCAAAGGCGTCCTCGGTAAACGATGAGACGATGCCCTGCGGGACAGCAAGCGAGAACAGTGCCAGCACTGCCGTAGACGGAATCAGCACCGATCCGCCTCGCGTTGCAGACACTTGGATGTCCGATCCAGACGATGTGACTACCCAATACGACTGCTGCGCACTCATGCCGCCGGGGATGGCTCCACTGACGCGGATGCAGTCGCCAACCGTGAACAGGTTGAATGCTAGCGTAATGGTGCCCGTCGTAGTGTTGATCCCAGTTGCTGGCATCGCCAGCACCGTCCCTGGATCTGTCGCCCCACGCACCTTGACCGCTTCACCAACGCGCACAGGCTGGTTGCCGATGCGGAAGCGCGTAGGCACCTTGTTGGTCAAGTAGCCCGGCGTCGCGTAGATCTGCGCCGAAACGCCTACCGTGTAGCTGCCAGGGTCGTTGACGCCGCCTACGACGCTACGCAGCAGCACCGTGCTCGTCGTGCCATTCGCTCCGCCAACGAAAGGATAGGTGAACTCCTCTCCAACCTCCGGCAGAGGCGACAGATCTGGGCTGACGCTCACCTCAGAGTCGCTGGAGTTCGTCACCGTGTACGAACGCCCATCGCGCTTGCGCGTGATGGTCAGGCCAGTCGCGTCGTACTGCCACTTGCAGTTCGTGACCAGCTTTCGCACCGACGAGCCAGCCTGCACCGTGCAAGTGCCAGGGTACTTCGTGAACGACGCCCCCAGCACGTTGGTCTGCGTCGGCACCGGGTCGTAGAACGTCAGCATCTTCACGGCCTGCACCGCAAGGCCCTTGGTGCTGACCGTCTGCCACGGGCTGCTCTTCGGCCCCGTGCCGTAGCGAAGCGTCTGCCGGCCTCCCGCGAACGTCACCGGCAGCGTGAACGTGTCGCTGTAGCTGCCTTCCCCGAACTGCGTCGGGGCGATCTGCGGGTTCCGCAGAGCGATCTGGAGGTTCTGGTCCTCCCAAGACTGGGCATCACCGATCGCGGTGCTGTTGCTCTGCCCGACTGCCAACAAGAACTTGCGCTTCGCCATGGAACACCTCGGTCAGATAGCACAAGGCCCCGCCGTACTTGGAAGCACGGCGAGGCCCAGGAACTCAGGCAGCCGCTCCGATCAAGCGATCGAGAAGCCGCTCGGGTAGAACGTACGACCGTCCTGCTCGTCCAGAATCAGCGACATGCTGGCCGCGCCAGCCGTGAAGTTGCTGGCAGCGACGGCAACAGCGCGGAAGATCAGGAACCGCTGGTAGCGAGTGCCCCACGGCGTGTTGGACACGACGCGCTTGGGAAGCGTGATGATGCGCTGCGTACCTGCGGTGAGGTTTGCGGTCGTGATTGCGCCGCCCCAACTCAGCAAGAAGTTGGCTCCACCACCAACAGCGGTATCGGCACCGATGAGTTGGAAGTCGATCGAGGTGCCCGTCAAGAACGTCGTCGTGACGGTCAGCAGGGCCTTGATTTCGTGGCCTTCGGAAAGATCGCGCAGGTTGCTCAGGTCGATCTGGTCGAGGGCATCGTAGTTGCCCGCCGCCGTGATGGTCGGAGTAACGAGCGTGAGTGCGTTATCGAGAATCATGTGTGTGTCTCCTTGGATTACGCCGGGACAACGGCTTCGGTGGAGGTGAGAGCATCGACCTTGCGGACAGGAATGCCCTGGAAGGTCAGCCACGACATCGGGGTGCCGAACTGCGACAGGCCCTTCTCGATGTCCAGAACGCCCTGCGTGCGGTCCATAGCCTGGATGCGCAGGCCGCTGTACAGCGTTCGGTTCATGTAGAAGCACGGCTTGATGCCGCCGAACGACGGAATGCGATCCATCGCACGGGCCATCTGCTTGATGATGTTGTTGGCCGACGACGCAGCCTGCGTGCCGCTGGCCGTGGTGAACACATCAGTGGTGTCGATGTTCGCAATGCGAACGACGTACCGCCAGTCCTTGACCGCAAGACCCGGCTTCCACTGGAAGCGCGAGACGTACGCTTGCATGCGGTTGTCGCCCGAGAAGATCGTCTGGATGCCCAGATCTTCCTTCATCAGGCCCGCGTTGCTGCCCTTCGGGAACGGGCAGTAGACCGTCCGATCCGACCAGCCGACAAGGTAGATTGAAGCGTTGACGCTGCCGCTTCCACCGCCATGCAGCACGTTCACGCTGTTGCCAACGGAAGAGTTGCGGCTGTTGTAGCGGTTCGCAAGACCGAGGAACTGCTTGGGGTCCGTAGACGGATTGCCACCGAACAGGCCCTGCACGAAGGTCTGGTTCATCGACTCGATGAACGCGGAGTCTTCCGTAAGGCGGAACTGGCTGGTGTTGCCGTTCAGCTTGGCGAGGTCAACGTCCATCTCCGAACGCGCCTCGATCATCGCGCACGCCTCGTCCACCTGAGCCGTCGTGCTCTTGCTCGACGGGATGCCCTGGTTCAGAGCGCGGTAGTAGGTCGTCGGGAGGCCGGTGCGGATGACGACTCGATCGCCGGTCGGGAGGTTGCCCTCCTTCCAAACGCAGTCCTCAAGGACTTCGTTGGTCTGGCTGAGAAGTTCCGCGATGTCACCGATGCTGCCATCGGGATGAGTACGCTTGGCCCAGTCGGCCAGCGTGAGGTTGCTGCTTCCAAGAACTGCCATGATGATTCAGGGGGTTGGTGCCTACTTCGTCGAGTAGAAGGACTCGGCGATGGTGTTGAAGTCTCGCGGGCCAGTAGGCTTCTGGCCCGAAGTGCTCTTGCCGCCCACGAAATGATCCGTCGAGATCATCTCTCCGGCCTTGCGGAACAACCGCACCATCTCGGGATGGTTGGCGAGGCCGGAATCCTTCAGCAGTTCCTTGAGGGTCGGAGAAGCAAGTGCCTCGTACGCCTTGTTGGCGAGCTTCAGGCTCTCATCGAGCTTCGCGCCGCCGAACTCGGGATCGTTCTTGGACTGCTCAAGCCATTCGGTTCGCAAGTTCGACAGCTTGGTTTCCTCGGCCTTCTTGAGAGCCGGGGCCATCTGATCGAGCATCTTCTGCGCGCCTTCCTGGTTCAGACCCATGGACTTGGCGAGGTCCGTGTACGTTGACAGGACGTTGGCGTCGTACTCACCCTTCAGGGTGTAGTCCTGAGCCTTTGGAGCCTCGCTGTTCTGCTGCTTGCCTGCCTCGGCATCCTGCTTCGGCGCGGCTTGTGCCTCCGTCTTCGCAGGCTCCGTTGCCGGGGTCTGCGCAGGCGTAGTCGCTGCGGCTTGGCCTTGGTTGGTGGTTGGGGCGGCCCCCGTCAGCATTTCAGTCATGCTTGTCTTGCGCGGCTTCGCGCATCATCAGCGGGTAGAGGTCAGAGCAATGCACGTTGACCAAGCCCAGAATCCTGCGCGCTGCATCTCGCCTACCTTCCTCAAAGGCCATAACCCCGAAGTTGGTGTTGAAGATGGAGTGAAAGACTCCGGCCTTGGACAGCAACCGATGCACAATGCGCCGGCCCTGCTTCTTGCCCATGAGCCACTTCACGTCCTCCACTTCCGATTCGGAAGCCAGACGTTCCCGCAAAGCTCTGTCTTGCTCTGCGGCCTTCTGGCCTTCGATGTCGTGGGGGTCGTAGTCGCTCACTACGCCGACGCTATGGACGGCGGAAAAGCACCATGCACCCCGTTACAGTGCGGCGAATACGGCAGCCAGGATTCGCGTCAAAGCCTTTGTCCAGGCTTCGCGCACGATCTCCTGCACCTGAATCCGATGGGTCATGGCTCGGTTCTGCGCCTCGGCAGACAGCGACCGATAGATGCTGGTGACATCCTCGCCCCTGGCTAGGCGAATAGGCAGCATTGCCGCATCCTCTGCCATTGCAAGCAAGTTTGCCCGCAGGATCGGGTCTTGGACATCGGCCTTGAGCGACGCCAGCAGGGCGTTCAACTCGTCCTTGACGATCGACTCGATCTGGTTGGGGACCGGCATCAGCGCACCCCGGTTGCCTTGGCGGCGGCCATCACCCGCTCGCGCCACGCCTCCAGACCGCGCAGGTAGGTCGCCTTGTCTGCCTCCGACAGCTTGGTGTCGTCCGTGACGTACGAGGCGAACATGGGCGCGAACCATTCGTACGTTGCCACATCCGCAGACGCCATCTGAGCGTCAGGGCAAGCGCACGCAGCAAAAAGCAGGGACGCCGCAAGCGCGGCACGACGGGCGAGGGTGTTCATTGGTCTTTGTCTTGCAGAAGTGCGATCAGCCGAGCCTCGCGCCGATCGGTGTCGGTGCGCGCCTCGGCCAGGATCTTGTTGACCGTGTCGGCGAAGGTGTTGCTGATCTTGCTCGCCGTCTCCAGGTGCTGCGACACGACGCGATCGTGAGCGACGCGCAGCCGCTCCTCGCGCTGGAGGAAGTACCAAGCCACGCCAAACGCCAAGCCGCCGCTTCCGACGCCCAGCAGCTTGTCCCATGGGATCGAGACGAGGTCTTGCGCGGGCATTCCTGCTTGGGTGACGATGGCGACACTGCCGCCAGCGACAACCGCCGCGAGGCTTGACAAGACTGCGTGGCTCATGCTCATCGCCATAACACTTTTTCGCTGGCGAGCTTAGAAGAAAAGTCAAACATCTTTTTTCTGTTTTGCCACTAAGATGGAAACGACTACTTCCAGACTCCGCCGACCCTGATAAGCGGTGTGCAAGTTTTCCATACCCCGCTGACCTTCAGCCACACCGTCGTCTGCTTCCACACGCCGCCGACGCGCAGCCAGACGACCGTGGTGGTCGGTGGTGCTCCAGTCGGTGCGAGCAGAGTCAGCAGCATGGCTAGCTAGCGCGCAGGACTTCAAGGTCGGCAGCGATCTGCGCCATCTCAGCGTCGATTTGCTCGATGCGGTCAACGTCACCGAGGCGCAGTGCGCAGGTCCGTTGCGTGCCAAGGTTGACCAGCGCGACCTCGTACAGTTCGATCCGTTGGGCGGTGTCCATCAGATCACCATCTGGCGCAGATGGATTGCCGCCGTGTTGTGCAGCATGTGGACGTAGAAGATCTCCGTCGCACCGTCCTTGTAGACCACGTCGAACGCTGTGTCGCCGACGATCGCCGCGCCCTGCGGGTACAGCATCGTTGACCAGGGGAACATCTCAGACCGGGCGAAGTCGAACGCGAACCAGCGGCCCGTCACCTCCTTCTGGAGGTAAAGGATGCCGTCGATCAGCGCGTACTTGCTGCCCGTCGTGAACGTCTCCGCGTTCGGCGAGTAGGTGATCGTCGCCCAGGTGTTCGCCGCGAGGTCGTAGCGGTGCA